ATGAGAAAGAGCAGATCACCTTCAAGGGTGTCAGCATCGTCGTGGCGAAGCACCTTGCGGATCTCCCCGGAGGGCGCGTGCTGGACCTGACGTCATGGCCCTCCGCACTGAAGGTCGTTCCTGCTGGAACAATCATCGTGACTGACGGCAAGGGAACATACAAACCCCTGGCTGTCTCTGAATCTGGCGGCGCGTACTCTTACGCCGCCGCCAAGGGAGCTGGCGAGTCTTACGCGGGTATTCTGTGCCACACCGTGCAGGTGCGCAGACCCGCAGGCAGCATCCTGACCATGGGTTCTGTGAACGAGGGCGCTCTGCCGTTCCCCTTCAACGGAACGGTGACCAAGGCCGCTTTCGTAGGCGACTGCCCTGGAATCACATTCTTCTCTGGTGTCACTCCAGAAAAGGACGATGCCGTGACCGCTGTGACGCTCTCCGCAAGCACAGCCACCGTGGCCGCCGGGTCAACAACTGCCCTTACAGCCACCGTTACTCCTGCTGACACAGCGGTAGCAGTGGTATGGACATCAAGTGACACCGCAAAGGCTACCGTGAGCGACGCGGGAGTGGTGACAGGCGTAGCCGCTGGCACAGCCGTGATCACAGCCGATTGCAGTGGAGTGAAAGCAACCTGCACGGTAACAGTACAGTGACATCAAACTAAAAGAAAGGAGACTTAGACAATGGATAAATCATTCTATTTCGACTATGTCCAGAAGTACTTCCCGCAGCTCGTGCTGAGCATCGTGGAGAGAATCAACGGACAGCGCGTGGGGCAGCTTCCCTACCTCTACCGCACGCTCCTGACCCCCCGTTTCACCGCCGACACCCGCTGGGCGAGCGTTCTTGCCGAGTACACACGCGTGGCCGCTGATGTGGTGGAGCTGAGTTCGGAGCTTCCACTCAAGAGCCGTGACACCATCGAGACAGCGCACGGCGACATACCCAAGATCGGTATGAAGCTGGCGCTCGGAGAGAAGGAGATGAAGGACATCGACGCCATGTTGGCGCAGCCTAACCTCTTCGGTCTGAACCAGGTCATCCAGACCATGTTCAACGATGTGCCTCGTGTCATCGAGGGAGTGTATGAGCGAATCGAGGACATCTTCCTCTCGGAGCTCTCGACAGGCGTGGGTCTCTCGTCCAACAATGACGGCAAAGGCGTGCGCGTTGACGTGGGTTATTACGCCGCCAACCAGTTCACTTCCACCACACCCTGGGCCTCTTCCACGGCTGTGGACGCTGAGGTGGATATCCAGCAGGTTTATGACAAGGCCATCGAGGACAACAACAGCATCACTGACGTGTATGCAGACGACACCGCACTCCACGCTCTCTACAAGAACGACAAGATGCGCGGCCTTTACGCCTTCGACCAAGGTTTCGCAGGTGCGCTGTCCAACGTTCCCGTTCTTGACCTCCAGAAACTACAGACCCTTTTCCGCACCAAGTGGAACACGGAGCTGCACCGCGTTTACCGCAAGACCAAGACGGAGATCAACGGCAAGAAGCAGAATCATTCCGCATGGCAGAAGGGCATGATGACCTTCGTCTGCGACTCTCAGCTCGGAACGCTCGTCTATACCAACTGCGCTGAGCAGACCCGTCCCGTGGCGGGTGTGACCTACCAGATGGCGGACGACTTCATCCTCGCTTCCCGTTACTCCACCAACGACCCCTTGCAGGAAATCACCGCATCGCAGGCCATGGTGGTGCCTATCATCAACAATGTGGACCGCATCTACACGCTGGACACCACGGTAACGAAGGGATAGCATGAGAGTGAAGGTAGTGAGTCCGTTCGTGGACAAGTTCAACTCCCGCGTCACCTACCTTGGCGGTGAGGTCATCGAGGTTGACGAGGCAAGGGCGGCAGACCTGATCGGCCGCTCCCTCGCGGAGCCGGTGACAGAATCGGAGGTGAAACCAAAGGCAGAGCCAAAGGTGGAAACCGCGGACAAGACCGGGGACGTGAAAGCTGACACGAAACCAGAAAGCAAGAAGAAGAGGAAATGACGTGCGGGGAGTACATAGCGCAGAGCATGGACGGCTTCAAGCTGAACGAGGCCGCCGTGGCTGATGTGTTCCTTACCGCGGGATGCAGTGCCGATGACGAGTACACCTCCTCTGTGGCCGACGGTCTCTGGAAGGCGGTGATACCAGTCCTCGAGCGCGTCCTGCTCTCCCCCTACGTCTCGAATGTGAGCGAGAGCGGCTTCTCCTTGTCATGGAACAGGGAGAAAGCCGGTTCTTTCTACCTCTGGCTGTGCAGGAAGTACGGAGTGACCCCAGATGCCGACATCACCGGTGTGCTGGGTGTCTCTCTCATCAGGGACAGAAGCGATGTCTGGTGACGCTATGGAATACGCTCCGCACATTCTCTGGGTCAAGAGCTCGCCATCTTCCTACCGTGATGAGTACGGCCGCACGGTCGTCACCTCCGACGGGGAGTGGCGCAAGGTGAGCGCGTGCAGGTGCGACGACAACCAGCAGACGGAGATACGCACCCCATCGGGGGAGTGGTACCGACCGAAGTACAAGATAGTCGCGCCGAGAGACAAGGAGATAGAGCCAGGAATGACCGTCAGGGCGACCAACTCAGACGGGACGGTCAGAGGCTCCGGCGAGGCCAAGGCGGTCACCAGGACGAACTTCCTCGACTACGAGGTGATTTGGATATGAAAAGGCATGGCGGTTATGGAAATGACGATTGACATACAGGAGATAGAGAGCTTCATCGACAGGGCTGAGGTAGATGTCATCAGGACTGTGGAGAAGGTCGGCGAGATGGCCGTGGCCTACAACAAGGCGCACAAGGGCTACCGTAATGTCACAGGCAATCTGGAGGCATCGAACACCTACGAGGCGTCCCGTGAAGGGCTTGTCATCGCCAATACGGCTCCTTACGCCTCCTATGTTGAGTCAAAGGGAATGAACGTCGTGTCCGAGGGAGCCCTGGTGGCGGAGAGGACACTGCAAGACCTGCTGCAATGATAGGAGCAACCGACATACAGAACATCCTGTACAAGGTGACGCAATCCCTCGGCATCGAGACGTATCAGGAGGGTGACACGCCTGAGGGCAAGGTGACGGAAGACCGCGCCATCGTGCGTTCCTGCTCGCTGAGCTCCGGGACCTACTTCCTCAAATCGCTCGCCAACATCAACCTCTACGTCCCCGACCTGCCGACAGGCGCAGACCTGGTGAGGCTCAACACTCTGGAAAGGGAGGCCATGGAAACCTACGATGTGACATCTTGCCACGACGGGACATGGTACACGCTTTCAGTGGACTCCACCAGCGTGGAAGAGGAAGAGGGAATGGACGCGCACTACATCAACGTGAAGATATTATTTGAGGTGTTAAACGAAAAATAAACGGAAGATAGAGAATTATGGCAGATCCAGCATCATACAAACCCTACATTGGTCTCCAGAGCGTGACCATCACGCCTGAGGACACGACCGCCTATCCGGCATTCACCCCGTCAGTGGTGCATGAGGGCTCGTGGAGCTACAGCGAGAGCGACCCTTCGACACAGGACTATATAGATGAGTTGACAGGCCAGCCGTACTATATCGACGTGACGCAGTTCGGAGTGGCTCAGATCCAGCTCGACGCGGCCTACATCGACGAGGTTGACAAATACCGCGGACACGCTTTCCGCGCGCAGGTAGTGGCCA